GTGTGTCAATTATTGGAAACCTATATTGATTTTGCCCAGCTGTTGTGCTTTCAGATTCTAAAAATAATTGACCTAACAAGCTATCAGGATTGTCTTGATTGCTAAATCTAGATATCTCGTTCTGTTGCGCAAAAGGTGTTGACGTATCATTTATTAATTTGGGAGCAGAAGTAGTATTTCCACTAATATTAGAAATACCGTTTAATGATTCAAAGGTATTTAATGGACTATGTACCTGATCATATCCTGTTTCAGAATCTGTAAATCCTGCAGGATCTCCTGAGTCAGTTATGCCACCATTATTATACAATACTCCTTCATATGCAATTGATATAGAATTTGTCATGGTACCAGCACCGTCTGAGTTATCAAGTTTATCATGACTCCAAGAAGTCAATATTGGGTTGATAAGTGTGTAACTAAACCATTTTTGTCTGCTTAACTGAAAAAGCTTGATACAATAAAAGAATGGCTTGGTCACATTGTTGTCCATACCATATGATTTAACTTCTGGATAATACTTATCCATAGGACTAAAATCAGTTGGATACCCTCTATTATTTTTATTACCATCTTTAAAATAATAACGATAATATTCTTCTAGCATACTACGAGTTAAACCAGTATTATCATCATGAAAGTCTATTCCAACTTCGTCATAATCTATGCGAGTTTGAAAGTTCTTTTTTCTATTATATTGTTGTTTTGTTTCAACAGTGGTTTTATAACTGGGCAAATCAAGGCTTTTTGCCAATACTCCAATTTGTTTTAAGTTATTGGCTGTATTAGGAGCACTGTTACTTATTGTGATACCATTTAATATAAATTGTACATGATAAAGAAATTTAGTTTTAGGAGCAAGAGCAAAGTTATGCTCATTGTACAATTGATGAGCGTGCCTTGCATCTCTAAGATGCACCTCTTGGTCAGTATTGGTTATATATAAATTTTGATATGCCATAATAATATTTATCTCTATTATTTAACTGTATACTTTATAAGATAAAAGCGGGAAGCCTAAACTTCCCGCCTTGAATAGAATGACAGTTTAATTACTATTACTGACCAGCGTTGGTTCCGCCAGTTGTCTGGGTTCCGCCGTTTGCTGCTTGAGTCGATCTAGTAGTTGTTTCACCAATACCATATTGTGTATCATCTGCGCCATACTGGATAGCGTTATCATAACGAATTGACAATGTCACTGTTACTGGGTCATTTGTTGCATATGCCAAACTGTTATAGTTTGCTGATTCTACATAACATCCAACCAAGTGGAATCTGTCAATAACACTGGCTCCACCATTGTTTCCGTTACCACCATCAAGAATTTCAATTCTAGTTTGGAATTTATATGTACCACCTGCAACAGCACTTGATTGTTCATAAAAATCAAACTGTCTCTGTAGTTGTTGACCAACAATTTTCTGTACGTTGTTGTTGGCATCCTCACGCAATGTAAGGGTAATTGGGTCCCAAGTATGCTTACCAGCAAGGTATGATCTTGAGTTATAAGCATCTATAGTAATTTGTTCAAAAGTAAGATTTGGACGAGTTACGTCTACCACTTGTCTTGAAACTTCTCTGACGCCATCAGGTCCGCCAGTGGTACCAAAACCATCAAGTAATACTCTAAAGCGATATTGTAGCTTTGGCATTAACAATGATGAATTTGAGCCAGCACCTTCAGTTGGAACTGATATATTTTGTAATGTTGTGATTGGCATTCTATTCTCCTAATACGTATGTATTTATACCTTGGGCCCCTGTTTCCAGGGACCCACTTTTTAAGCTATTATCCCAGGGATGCAATTTCGCCTGTGTTCTTGATTCTCAATGGAATGTAGATAAACTCGATTGCTTTTACTGGTTCTATTGCAATATCCAACCATAGTTCATTACGATCTATTCTTGCTGGAGTATTATTTGACTCGTCACATACTGTTAGGAAGTCATATAGAGCACGTAGACTTACAAGTTCTAAACAAAAAGCATCAGCTGCTGATTTAATTTGATCTCTTGTAATTTTATCGTTTGGCTCAAACAGGTATGGTCTAGCCAATCTTTCCAGTTGCACTCTCATATAAACAACAAGTCTTGCAACATTGATACGGTCCAATGCACTTGCATTTCTTGCGCGAGTCTTTTGTCCAAATACAACAAGTCCTGCTCCATTAATAAATGTAATAGGGTTAATGCTGTTTTCATACAGTGTATCGCGCTGTCCTGCATTTAGTGCAACACTTTGGAATTCACCTTCACTAGTAATGTAACCACTTGCAGTTGCATTTGTTACACCACCACGTCTTGTACCTGCTGGAGCAAACCATGGGAACGCAACTTGGTCATTAAGCAAGATAGTTCTTAGTGCCATGTGACTTGGTGGAACAACAACGTTGTTGCCTGAGTTATCACTTGTGAAGCCCCAGCCATAATACATTGCCAAGTATTCATCAAAGCTAACTGCGCCATCATCATTATCCTCAACTGCTAGGCGAACGTTGGATGCCCATTCGTTAAGTGATGTTGCATCAGGTGTTAGTCTTGCTGGTGTGTCACCAACCACAAATCCACTTAGACGTCTATCATAGTTCAGTGTAATCATTTCACCAATCAATTCAGGATATCCTGGGCAAGCGATTAAGTTAAACTGACGTGATTCATCATCACGAATGTCCTGATTGCTGTTTACCATTGCTTGCAGTGCTTGAATAACACTCTTGCGCTGTGCATGGCGTCCAAATGTTCCTGAACCATCTTCGTTGTTGCCTGAATCTGTGACCCAACGGTGTGGATAATAAGCTTCCATTGACTCGTCATTATAACGCTCATTTGACCCAGCTACGTTGATGTAGTTACGCTCAAAACGCTTTACGTTAAACCCACTGCGACGAAGGTTCCATAGCAACATACCTTTTGGATATAGTGCTGGATCTGGTGCGTCTGGATCCAAGTAATCACTTGTCAGTAAATCAACAATATCAGCTTCTGAAGAATTAACCCCATCAGAGCCCCAACGTGCATCAGCAAACAATACGCCATTTTCAGTAGTTTGGTCAGTTGTATCCAATTGCACAAACTTTAGCAATGTTGCATTATAACGCCAAACAGTTGGGAAGTTTTCAATATCTGAACTGTCAATCCACAAATCACCTTCCACAAGTGATGTGCCATCTGACTGATCAGTTGGTTCAGTTGCACTAACAATTGGTCCTGCAGGATCTGTGTCAGCATAATCATTGCTGAAGTTTTGATAACCTACCCAATTGCTGCCATTGTGTATCATAATATCAACTTCGTCAATAACTGAACTGTACCATAGCTCACCATCAGCAGTCAAGCTAAGTGGTTCATCTGCTGATGCCACATAACTCAGTACTTGCCAGTTGCTTGCAGTGTAACTAGCTGGTGAAGTAGATCCAGTTGTTCCTGGGGTGTAATACAAATTAGCAGTTGTTGTTTGTGGTGAAGATGCCAAGTATGGTGTAAACCCAACAGCAGTTAATTCACCATCAGTATCAACAATGCGAATTTCACCACCTAGTTTGTGACGTATAGACACTTTATTCTGTGCATCTACATCAGCAGTTACGTTAACTAGACCAGCTGAGTTGATAGCACCAGCAAGCACATCAGCATCAGCGGCAGCGCCAGTTGCAATAAATGGTACTGTAACGGCTGTTGTAAATGTCTGACTGTTTGCAAGCGTTTCCTGGATGGTAAACTCGTGAATTCCTGATGAAATTTGTGCTGCAACTTTGGCACTTTTGATGACTGTTGCACCAGATGTTACTCTACGATAAATTTTGAATGTCCCAAGTTTTGATGTACTCTCGTCAACATTTGATTTTACATATATATCACCAACTTGCAAATTGCTACCACCAGCAGTTCTATCCAAGTCGTAAAGCGCAGCTTCATTGCTTTGATATACAGGAGAAGCTAGCACTTCCCATAGTTGAGTATCTGAATTGTATGTCTTAACACGGAAGTTTGCACCACCGTTGGGTTGTGTAGTCTTAATCCACAATGAGCCAGATGGCTTTGGTGTTGTATCTCTTATTTTAAATTCAGGAACCTGTGTGTGGGGTTGAATTGCTAATTCTGGAGCAGCATATGTACCAGCAGTAAGTCCTGCGGCTGTTAATAGCGTACCAGTTCCAGCAGCCAATACAACATCTACACCAGTTGAGTAAATCTCTAAAGATCCGTCTACTGCCGCAGCACTTATTCCAGGAATTGATGATGAAATAATAGAACTAGCAAGTGCTGGTATTGATGTCCCACTTAGTATTACAGAAGTGCTATTAATAACAATAGTTTCACCAGTCGTTAGTGTAGGATTTGATGTTGTACCAGTTACAGTTGGCCAGCTAGCTGCCCATGTTTCACTTCCTGCAGTGACCCAGGTTCCGCTTTGGTTTTTATACCACAATGTGTTAAGTGTTGTAATTGCAACGACAGCGTAATCACCAACAGCGCCAATTGATGTCTTAGGTGCACCAGGTGCTAATTCATCACCAGTTACTTGACTAAGTTCTGTTAGAACCAGTGGAGTAACACTGGTAAAACTTTGTCCACCAGTTGTGGTTGCTGGTGCGGAATTCCATTCCAATACACCAAAATTTGTTACAGCAGTATCAAACCAATAAGCGCCATCAACTGGCTCACCGCCTGGTGCTGTTGATTGTGGATCTAATTTTGCTAAGTCTAGATCTGCTCTTGCAACATATGCTCTATTGGTAACACCCAATATTGAATATGCTGTTTGTAGACCGTATTCGTTAAGTTCATAACCGTGGATCATGTTGCCAATATTGTCTGAATAGAACAAAGGTGTTCCAAATGTTTCTGATAACTCTCTTTGACTCGTAATCAAATAAGGCTTACCAGCATTTGCTTGTAAAGTTCCTTGTGCAATTCCTGAACCGCTGCCTCTAGTTTTATTAGATGCAGAAGCAACAAAGATCATTGGTACTGTTGATGCAGCAGCAGGGGTGTAAAAACTTTCGTCAATAACCTGTACTTCTACGCCTGGTGATACTAATGCCATTTTTTTCTCCTTGTGGACGTTGTTTCTTACAGTATTTATTAGAAACTATCAAAACAGTACTGGTAACAGCCATATCAAAGGGTAAGAAAAGAGACGATAAATACATTATGAGACCATTATGCATTTGTAAACAAAGACCAGCAGCAATTAACTACCATAAAAATGGTAAAACGTACTATAGAAAAAAGTGTGAGATCTGCACCAAGCATGGAAACGTTGGGCACGGAATTCCCAGATGGCAAATAGCTGGATATAAGAAAAAACCACATTGTGAAAAATGTGGCTTTAACAGTAATTTTCCAGAACAGTTTGATGTTTATCATCTGGATGGAAATCTAGAAAATTGTAGGCCTTCTAATTTGAAAACTATATGTGCAAATTGTCAGCGTATTATTCAAAAACAAGGCCATGTATGGAAACAAGGGGATTTAAGACCTGACTTTTAACATACCCATCAACTGGTGTACATTGAATTCCAGGTCTGCTAAACTGCCATTGTTGTCGACAGTGTAGTCAGCCATCCATTGCTCCAAGCTCATGCTAGTCTTTTCTTCAGGCGGCAAGTAATCACTTCTATCAACCCAAATAGCATAATCAAATACACCAGTGTTTTTCATAGCATGAAATTCTTTTTTATTTCGTAGTCCGCAATAAATGTCATGCTCTTTGAATATTTCCACACCCAGCTTGGATGCATCAGGTACATTATAATCACATATAGCATCATACCATTCCGCTCTGTGATTATGCCTGTCAGCATAACACTCTTCTTCGTTGGTATACTGATACTTTTCTTTTAAGTCATCGTAAATAAAAAGTTTTGAACAGAACCTGCTACTTGATTCAAAGCTATAATTGTATGTGTCTCGTAAGATTTCACATACTGTATCTTTGCCATGTCTTCCGTGACCAATAATTAATAATTTTACGTTATTCATTCTATTCTCCTAAACATATAATAGCATTAGAAAAATAAAATGTCAATAATTATCCTATTAAGAATCCGTAACCATTACCGCCGCTGATTCCAGTGGCAATCTCATGCTCGAGTTTTTCCATTTCAGCTTGTGCTTCAGCTTTTAACGTGTCACCATTTAACGTGGAACCGCCTTGTGGTCCAGCAATAGTGGCAAACTTGCTACGTGCTTCTCCCAGCATATACTTGCATGTTGCCAAAGTAAAATCTTTAATCCACTGTTTGGCCATGTAATCGGTTAACAACTCAATGTCAGGACGGAAATTGTAGCAATACAATAGCAAAGTTTCTTCTGCTCTTGGTCGTTGCAATAATGTTAACTTTTTAGTAGTAGAACTCCACTTAAATTCAATAAAACTACCAAACATACGACCAATAAGTTCTTGGTATTGACTGAAAAAATCATATGTTGCCAGGCCGCCCATGTTGCTACTTGATAATAGATATGCATTTGTATATGCCAAACTAAATGGGTCAAACAATGACCCCCCGCCAGCTTGGCCATTAGTATACAGACTGATGCCAACAACATCACCAGCATTTAATGGTGAATTAAATGTAATTGTTCTAGCA